CTTGCCTGCGTATCTATATATCAGCAGGGAATATTCATAGTTGATTTCACACGCACTTCTGTATTGCTTGCATTCAGTTCCTGCTTTCCACACGCACACCTGCCCTCTTCTGCAATTTTGCAGACATTTCTCCCACTCCCAAGAACCAGCCCGTCTGCATTCTTGGATGACCCAGTTTCCGCCGTTATACCTTTGATAGGCAATCCACAGCTGTGGGGTGGGGTTGCTTTGGATAAGCGTATTTAGATAATAGGCAAAGGCGTAAAAGTGGTCTTTGCTATACGGCTTTTTGTAGTCAGGGAGCAAGGGCTTTAGCAGTGGATCTAAAAACTTTGGTGTTAGTTGGAAATATCCAACCGAGCCGTGTCCATCTGCACTTTCTCTCCACCTGCAAGAGGTTTCCTTCTCTGCGGTGGCAACGTTGTAATGGGTGGGGTAGTCTTTTGCTATGTATCTTTCTGTTGCTTCCTGTATGGCAGGTTCAAGCTTTAGGCATCTGGGATTAGCCCAGAGCAAAGACAAGCCCGATATAAAGGAGTAGAACAACGCTATAAACCTTGTCATAAGGGTCTCTCCATTCAATGAAGCCCACCTTGAACACTCTTGTGATGTAGTAATAGACCAATCCCGCCGAGGCAAGGGCTACCTTTCGTGCTATTGCACTCAAAAGCGTGGGCTGATCATAGACATATATGAAAGCTACAAGCATGAACACGACAGCAAGGGCTACATCAACGCTATAGTGCTTGAGTATTCTTTTTAAGAACTCTATTCCTTGCATGTGTCTATCACCTCCCGCAGGATTTGGTTTTCTCTCTCAAGCTTGAACATGTAGTTCAAAAGAGACTGCAATTTTTCAGTGTAAGGTTGGTCAGGCTTGATAACGGGTCTTTCTGTTCGTGGGATGTCAGGGATAGGGCATCTCACGATAGCTTCTTTTTCTATTACCTGTGGTGTGGTAGCACAGGAGAACAAAAACAGACTAAGGGCTAAAATGCTTACTCGCTTCATCTATCATCTCCTTTAGTGCTCGACATTCATCTGTGTGTGATGGGATGCTTATCTGTGGGATAGGCTCTGCAGCTTTTTTCAAGAGGGTGGTATATCTCTGCTCTATCTTCTTTTTGTCAATTTCGCATTTGTTTCGTAGGTCTGTGTATAGCTGTGTGTATTTCAAAAGGTTCTCCTGTGTGGCTTTGAGTTCTGCTTGGCATATTGCAAGTTTATTCATTGTTTGAAGATATGTTTTGTGTTCGTAAAACCAAGCTCCGATTAGCAAGAGATACACAATCCCGCAAGCAAGAAACAAGGCTTTAATCATATCTAATCTCTATACTTCTTAGTTCCTCTAAAGTCTCTGCATTTCTTATTGCCTGCTTTATCTGTTCGTTCCATTCTCTTATTGCTTGTCTCTGCTGTAGCTGTGTTGCATATTTTTGTTTAAGCTGTTCTACTGTATCTGTGCCTCCTTGTGCTTCTAATATTTTTATGATGATATAGTCAGTTTGTCCAAGCAAGCTTGCGGTATATCTTTTGAGTTCTGCAAGTTTTCTTTGCTTTTCTTCTGCAAGCTTCTCTGCTTCTGTTTTTACTCTGATTTGTCCGTTATCGTAAATTAAGTCATCGGGAGTTTCTACTTCAAGTTCTACTGCTTCAACACCCTCTGGCACTGCTTCTGGTAGTAGGGCACAGCAAAGAGTTTTCAGGTCTGGGTGAATAAAGGCATAGACTTTCATTATGCTAACCTCCTGACTAAGATGTAGCCTGATGTTTGTTGAGGAAAAGTAATTGTTCCAAGAGATGTCCATGCTGTGGTTGTATCATTCCAGTAAGTTAATTCCATTGCTAATGCACATCCATTAGAACTTTCCCACATATGTGCTAACAATTTCACACTTTTTGCAGTGGTTATATTATGTATATACACTCTTGTATGAGAACTACCCCATGATACCCTAAAAGCACTATAAGTATCCTTACCTGAAGAACCTCCGCTTGTATTGTCAGTTATATATACATTCATAAACGCAAAAGCCTTGCTATAAGTGGTATTATTAGGGTTTAGGAAAATTTCTCCTCTTGAACCAGTTTTGATAGCAGGAGTAAAACAAATAACATCCATCTCATAATAAGTCCCACTCTGTGTCGCAATCCTCAACGGCACACTTGTAGCATTCGTAAAGTTTATTATCGCCTCTTCTCCAACTTGCAACATATAATCACTTGTCGCATTAGTCAAATCAACTCTGCGAAATGTATAAACATTGCTTTTTATGTAAGTGCTACTCAAATCTAATAATCCGTTCGCATCAAGAGGCACTATCACATTCGGCACGGGAGTAAGGCTTGCATGGAAGCCATCTACGGTGTCGGCGAAGGATGTTTTAAGGTTTTGCCATTCTGAGCCGTCGAAGTATTGCATGAAACCGTTTGCATCCACCCAGAGCTTCCCGGGATATGTAAGGCTTGGAGCCGTAGCCCCGGCTTCGGGCTTAACTGTAGAAATCTGATTGCTTAGCGTTGATGCTGTGTCGTTTAGTTGCTGAGTAAGATTGTCTATCTGAGAAGTTACTTCTGAGTTAACTTGAGAGCTTAGGTTGTTTAGCGTCTCCGCAAGTTCGTCTATATCTCGCTTTGTCGCAAGGACTACCGTATCAGAAATTACTGCGGTGACATTCTGGGCGTTGGCAATGACGGTGTAGATGTCAACTACATTCTCAACTTTGACGATGCCATCGGGAGGGATAAAATCTCCTCTTTCGCCTGCATAAGCTACAGCGTAGAGGATTTCTCCGAGGTCTGGGTCTTGGGCGTAAATACCGATTTCCTGCATGAAGAAGCCCTGAGATAGTCCTGTATTGGTTAAAACGAACCGTAACCGGACCGTCCCGTCGCCAGTTATTTGAATGCTTTCTATGGGCAAATCCATTTTTGGGGATACGAGGTCATCGAGGAGATTTGGGTCTGTGTCTGAGGACCAGAACCCGTCGCCAAGCCTTATCTTAGTAAACATCATCTGGGCTCCGGCTTGGGCTTTGGCTAAAAGGTTTCTTCCTTTTGCGGTTAGTACCGTGCCTCTAAAGTCTGCCATCTCTTACCTCCTAATTAGTATTAGCTGGATATATAGCCATGTAGCTTGCAATTCTTTGGACACCGCCTGTATAAATCTCTGCTTGCTCAACTGATACTTGAGGCTCGTATATGCCTATCTTATAAGATGCTGCGACCCTCTGGGCGAAGCCAGTGTGGATGGTATAAGGTTCAACTGATACTTGAGGCTCGTATATGCCTATCTTATAAGATGTTGCGACCCTCTGGGCGAAGCCAGCGTAAAGGGTATAAGGTTCAACTGATGTTGGTTCTATACGCAAGTAAATTTGATAATGCTTTCCGTTCTTCTGGGCAAATGCGTAGTAGATGTTGTTCGTCAATTCACGATGGAAGCCGATTGCGTCAAGCCAGCTGCGGACATTTTTGTATTCGTTGATTAGTTTAGTGAGTCTGATGTATGTGTCTTCGTCTTGTATGATGTTTTTGACTAACACCTTAAACTTGTAAGAGTCGCCGTTGTAGTCAAACCATTCTTGCAAGCTTGCATCCAAACCTAAAGCTTGAAAGACCTTCTTTATTGCGTAAGGTGTGCCTTTATGGCGGTGGAGTTCAATTGCGTTCCTGATTAGATTGCGTTTCTCTTGGATTGTCTGTGCTTGTTCATAGCCTTCAATGTGGAATTGCCAAGCCAAAAGGTCAAGGAGTTTCTCATCTTCTATCTCATCGATGCGAGGATAGATAAGAACATTGATGATGCGATTCTTCAGTCCTTCAAAGCTGACATCAAAGGTATCTACTAAATGCTGAAGCTCTCTTATGCTTGGAGGAGTAAGTTCTTTAATCATCCACCAAACCTCCGTAGCGAATGCTTACATTCTGTGCGTGTGCTATCTGTTCAATAGTGAGTTCCTGCTTTGTGGGTAAGGTTAGATCTACCCTGTAAGCTCCCGCCTGCTTGACAAGTCTTATTAGTTCTTCAGGTAGGATGTCCCTTCCGATTTTGGATTTCGTCCAGCTAATAAAGTCGTTTACTGCCTTTTCTACTGCGGATTGGATGAAGGAAAGCTTGGGAGCATCTTTTCTATTCACATAGAAGGTTAGATCAATGTCGTATTGAACTATCTCGGGTGCAGAAACTAAGACTTGGTCGGTCAAGGGGCGCACACGCTCTGAGGATAGATAATCCCTAACAAGGGCGAGCATGCTTGCATCTGGGATGTTGCCACCTTTCACAGTGAAGATGACTTTTACTTGACCGGGGGCGGGGCTATAGACTTCCACATCTTCTATGTCTTGGTGGGCAGAAAGCGTGTGATAGATGTAAGCTTGCTTGGAGCCTGCGTTGGTGAAGCGTTCAATAGATTGCCTTATTCTCTCACGAAAGCGTCCATCATCTTCTTCGTCTGCACCATACATGCTCATGGTGATGTTTGAAACAGAGTCAATGTAAGGCAGTGGGTCCATAAGGTTTTTTATCTGTCCGGGAGAAAAGCCGTTCCCTTTCGTGCCGGGTTCATTACACTCCGCTAAAACATCAACGAATAAGCTTCCAGCCGGGATTTTTGCTTCCTGCAAAGTTGCAAAATAGAGGTCTCCTCCTGCGGATACCCTTGTTTCGGCAGGGACGACCACATCAAAGCTTAGAGGTTCGGACAAAGAGAATCGTAAAATGGTTTGGGATTTCCGGGCGGGAAGTCTTTGAACTCCGTAAAACTGTGCGAGGGCGTCAAGGTATTGTCCTTTTGCGTATGCAAGCAAATTCTGCTTTGCGGTCTCGTTTATGGCTATGGCTAAGAGAGTGCTGGCGTAGGTTTGAAGGTTGATCAGTAGCCGTTCAGGGTCTGCTGGGTAGAGTGGGCGCTGTGTGATGTTTTCGTAAGCGTCAATCAGCACACCTTCCCAATAAGTTGCGTCTGTCTCTACAAACTTTATATCCATAG